CAGCACCTGTTGGATGAAGTTCCTATCCTAGGCATGGCACACATTACAGGTGGAGGACTGCCTGAGAACCTCCCACGATGCCTTCCAAAGGGTCTTACGGTTGATGTTGACTATGATGCTTGGGAGAGACCAGAACTCTTTAACAAGATTCAGGTAGCAGGAGACATTGCTGAGGAAGAGATGCGTAATGTATTCAATCTTGGTATTGGATTCTGTTTGGTTGTGCCACAAGAAGTAGCAACACTAACTCAAACTCTGATTGCTGACACACCATTTGGTATGAGATCATGGGTCATTGGAGAAGTCAAACAAAATGACTAGTATCATTAATTATGCTGCTGCCTTTTGGTCAGTGGTAGTTATGAATTGCATTCAACCAGTCAACTGGGAGGCGTGTATGCCTGTCCATGAATGGTTACTACCGGAAGTTATGATAGGAATTGAATTCTTTCTTGACAAAGATATGAATTTTCTATATAATGACGAGAGAGAACTTTTAAACAGACTCAAATGAAGATTTTTCTGGATACCGCAGACACAGAACTAATCCGTAAATATAATGATACTGGATTGATTGACGGCATTACCACCAACCCTACTTTGATTATGAAGAGCGGTCGGAACCCTGATGATGTCTATAAAGAAATCAAGGACATGGGTATTAATGATATCAGTATGGAAGTCATGGGTAATGCTGATGAGATGATTGCAGAAGGTCGTCGTCTGTTTGAAACATTTGGATTCCCTTGCACTGTCAAGGTTCCTATGACTCGTGATGGTATTGAAGCATGCAGGCAACTAGCATACAACAATATCCGTGTGAACGTTACCCTGATCTTTTCTGCTGCTCAGGCAATCCTTGCTGCCCGTGCTGGTGCATTCTATGTCTCACCCTTCGTGGGACGCCTGGATGACCAGTCAGTAGCAGGTTTGGAGGTTGTACGTTCCATTAGTGAATTGTATCGTATTCATGGTGCTCCCACTCAAGTGCTTTCTGCATCTATTCGCAGTGTGCAAAGAGTGGTGCGTTCCTATTATAACGGTGCAAGTGTAGTTACTATGCCCCCTCAAATCTTTGAGCAGATGTACGACCACATTCTTACGGATATGGGAATGGCAATCTTTGAGAACGATTGGAAAGGAGTACAGAAATGAACTTCATTGTATATTCAAAACCAGGATGTCCATACTGTGATAAGATCGTTCAAGTTCTCACACTGACCGAACAAAAGTTTGTAGAATATAAACTTGGAAGGGACTTTACCGCCCATGAATTCTATACTGAATTCGGACAAGGTACATCATTTCCTCAAATCCTAGCGGATCAAAAAAAGATTGGAGGATGTAGTGAAACGATCAAGTTACTCAGGGAAGAAAAAGTTCTCTGACTTATCAATAAATAAAGGTGTAGAATTACTAATGGGAGGGAGACGTAAACCTCGGAAAGGCAACTTTATTAAGTTTGCCAAGATGGTCTCTCTTTTTGGACGAGAGATTCATTTCAGTTTTGAGTTATCATTACTAATTAAAAAGAAATCTCTCGGAGAAGGACTATGACTGCCGCAACTATAACTCTCTTCTCTCTTGTAACAATTCAATTCCTCATTATTGGGGCAGTGGTTGGATACCTTACAAGAGACCTGTTTGAGCGACAGAACATGCCATATATCCATCCAGAAATGTTGGATGAATACGGTAATGTATTACCAGATGAAATTTTAGCAGTACGATTTGAAAATGACTACGAAACCCAAGACAACGACGAGGAAGACGACGGTTAAGAAAGCGTCTACCCCTAGAACAAAGGCAGCACCAGCAACATTGGAACTGCCACCTAATCCTTTTACCTTTGAAGTTTTTGCTCTTGTCAACAAACAGAAGACAAAAGCAAAGAAGATAGAAGTTCTTAGGAAGCATGTACATGATTCTCTCAAAGCACTGTTCATTTGGAACTTTGATGAGAGTGTAATCTCCCTTCTTCCCCCTGGTGAAGTTCCTTACGCAAGTATGAGGGATGAACAGATCACTACAGGAACACTCAGCACCAAGATTGCTCAGGCAGTTGGTACTATGGAATATAATCAAGATGATTCCATGGGACTTGGTGACATGAAGAGAGGTAGAACCACTATCCGTAAGGAGTATCAGAGGTTCTATAACTTCTGTAAGGGTGGTAACGACCAACTGAAGTCTCTTCGTAGAGAGACCATGTTTATTCAGATGCTTGAAGGTTTGCACCCACTTGATGCAGAGATTCTGTGTCTGGTAAAGGATAAGAAACTGGAAGAAAAGTATAAGATTACTAAGCAGATTGTCTCTGAGGCATATCCTGACATCATCTGGGGAGGTCGCAGTTGAGTAAAATTAAAATCCTACAAGAGGATTGTGATGTTAAATTAGCAGATGACAAATCACTTCCTAATACTTGCTTCGTTGTAGAATACTACAAGGATGATGGTAAGAAGTATGATCTAGTAATATCTACTAAGAAAGTAGATATCTTTGATCATTATTGGGACAAGTATAAGACTAGTTTTATTACCATGTATCAGTCTGCCGGTACTGCTAATCCTAAACTGTGGAATGCTCCTGGTAGCGAACCCAAGAAAGAAGAAAAGAAAAAGAAATGACTGACAATAATCTGAATGTTGATATCAACTTTGATGGTATTGAGCAAGTCAAGAAGAAGTACAAGAAAATTAAAAAGTATATGAAGTCCAACCTGTATCAGATCAAGGTTATTGATGGTACAGAAAAGGTAGTATCCAATCTTATAAAAGAAAACGATAATGCAGAACTACTTGACTAAATAATGTATGAGGTCTATAATGGACCTGTCGTTCATCTCCTAGTTTGTACTAAATTAGGACTTAACTAGGAGACGCAAGTAAGTCGCGGAACGGAGCCGTTCATCCCATGCTAGAACTATTATTCTATACGACACTCACCTGCACTCAAACTGATGCTATCATGCAGAAGATTGAGGCAAATCCAAACCTTAGTAATTTACTCAAGGTTGAGTTAGTAGAAACCTTAAAGGATTCTGCTCCAGAATGTGAGTGGTATTGGGACGCAAACGACTAAAGGAACGGACCTAAAAATCCAACTACTTTAGGAGTAACAACATGAACACCCTTCAAATGGTAAAGCAGCAGATCGACAAAGCATCTGCACTTCACAACGCACAAATTCTTCACACCTCATATCGTGGTGTTGAGTATTCTACTCGTTGTGTAGAAAACAAAGAGTCACACGGTACATTCTGTTATCGTGGTCGTACTTATACTAAGTGATTCATTAACTTACATTGCAGAGAGGATTAACTATCCTCTCTTTTTTTGTCTTTAAGTAACGAATTAACAAATGTTAGTGAATTAACACAAACTATACTAAATAGTACAGAACTAAAAAAATCCTATGATCTGAAAACTTTTCTATATTAATGTTGTAAAATCTTAAAGGTTAAACCATGCATAATGTTATGTCAAGTAACCAATTAGCTGACTGGAGGCATCCTGGACAAAAATCTAATGATGAAATGGATTTAGCAGATGACTATTTTGATTGTTTGATTGAGTGCGATGATTCTCAATCAGTATGTAAACGAATATGTAGGAGACTATTAAATTAATATACGAAGCGTGTCTTGACAGACACGCTTTTTTTGTGTAGAATGTATGGATACTGTAATTGAGTTTATGGACAAACAAAAACTAAAACTCATTGTACGTAATTTAAAGTCTCTTGTCGATGCTTTGGAGTCTGAGGTTCACTCGGATATACAAGCATATACATATGAGAGAAATACTACAATTGTAGGTGACTACGATGAGATTTTTGAAGACGATGATGGTTATCCCGACTGAACTATGAGAGCACAACTAGTAAGCGTTACTCCTGACGCAGAAAAAACCATGGCGTATATCGCTAGAGTTTCCAACCCCAGTAACCAGGAGAACGACAAGTACGCTGGTCTTTTACGTTACTGTATCAAGCACAACCACTGGTCTGTGTTTGAACAATCCACTATGACCTTAGAGATTGAGACTACCCGTGCTATTGCGGCTCAGATATTGCGTCATAGAAGTTTCACATATCAAGAATTTTCACAACGGTATGCAGATTCATCTTTGCTTAGTAGCAAGATTCCTCTGCCTGAACTCCGCCGTCAGGATACAAAGAATCGTCAGAACTCGATTGATGACCTTGATCCTTTCATAACTCAGAACATGGAACTGCAAATGCAGACTCTGTTTGACTCCTCCATGGCATTGTATCAGCAGATGCTTGAGCGTGGTGTGGCAAAGGAATGTGCAAGAAATGTGCTTCCTCTTTGCACACCCACCAAAATTTACATGACCGGCTCATGTAGGTCATGGATACATTATATAACTCTGAGGACTGCTAACGGAACTCAGAAGGAGCACATGCAGGTCGCAGAGGATGCGAAGACAGTATTCATGGAACAGTTCCCTACTGTTTCTGAAGCCCTTGACTGGGTATAATAAATAATTCATTGAGTTTTGTAACCATGGCAACATATCCAGTAGTCCATAAAGAGACTGGTGAACAAAAAGAAATCGTAATGAGCGTCACTGAATGGTCTCAGTGGTGTGAAGACAATCCTGATTGGAAGAGAGACTGGAGTGATCCATCTACCTGTCCTGCTTCAGGTGAAATCGGTGAATGGAAGGATAAACTTCGTAAGAAGAATCCTGGATGGAATGATGTCCTGTCTAAGGTCAAGTCAGTCCCAGGTGCTAACATTAGTAAGATCTAAGTATGCCAGCTAAAAAGAGAAAAGGCGGTTCCAGCGTTGGAGTCGGCAGTATGAGTTCAAGACAACTGAAGAGAAAGAAACCAATCAATTCTGATTTAATGGTTGACATCAAACCATTAACAGATAACCAAGAAAAGTTCTTTGAGGCATATAACGCAGGCAAAAATATGTTTGCTTATGGTGCAGCAGGTACAGGCAAAACTTTTGTCGCACTCTACCTTGCACTTAAAGACGTATTAGATCAATTCACACCTTATGAAAAGGTGTATGTGGTTCGTTCTCTTGTTTCTACTCGTGAGATTGGTTTCCTTCCAGGAGACCATGATGATAAGGCAGCACTATACCAAATTCCATATAAGAATATGGTAAAGTATATGTTTGAGATGCAGGATGAGAATGAATTTGAGATGCTGTATGGAGCACTCAAAGCACAGGAGACTATTCGCTTCTGGTCTACATCATTCATTCGTGGAACGACCATGGATAACTGCATCATCATCGTTGACGAGATGCAGAACTTGAATTTTCATGAACTTGATAGTATAATAACCAGAGTTGGTGAAAACTGTAAGATTGTTTTCTGTGGAGACGCAGCACAGTCTGACTTAGTGAAGACCAACGAGCGGAATGGAATCCTTGATTTCATGAAGATCATCCAAGCAATGACTGATGACTTTACTTGTGTAGAGTACGACGTTAATGATATTGTTAGATCTGGATTTGTTCGTAACTACATCATGACTAAAATTGCACTCGGTATTTAATGTTTGTCCATCTAGATAATTTAAAAGGTGAAACTGATTTAGAAGCAACCATGATTGATGGGACTCGTTTTTACGAAGTTCCATCAGGAAAGATGTATCCATCTATCACCTCCGTCACGAGTTTCTATAACCGTGAAGTCTTCGTTAACTGGAGAAAGAAAGTTGGGAACGATGCAGCAAATAAAATTCTTAGAGAGTCTACATTTCGTGGGACAAAGTTCCATGATGCTGTAGAGCAATACATTAAGAATGTTCCTATCAAGGACATTGATATGCTCCCCTCTACTAAGTTTCTCCTACTCTCAGCGAAGGAGAACCTTGACCGTATAAATAACATACATGTTATAGAACAGTCACTGTATAGTGACTATCTTGGTCTTGCGGGGAGAGTAGACTGCATAGCAGAGTACGACGGAGAACTTGCAGTCATCGACTTTAAAACCTCGGCCAAGATTAAACCCGAGAAATGGATTGAAAATTATTTCGTGCAAGAGACTGCTTATGCTTGCATGTATTTTGAAATGACTGGTATCCCAGTCAAAAAACTTATCACTATTATGGTTGCAGAAAATGGAGAATGCTTTGTCTACGAAAAAACAAACAAGGGTTACTATATTAAACTTCTCACAGAGTACATCAAAAAGTTCGTTGAGTTCAAAACAGGAGAACATGGAGAACCAAGTTGATGACCTGATCAAGGAGAAGTTCTTGTGCCAAGCAAAGTTTGCACAAGAGGTTGAAAGTCTAGTCAAGACTTACAAGTTCAATTACATCGATGCTATCCTCACGTTTTGTGAAGAGAACAAGATCGAGATGGAATCTGTTGGTAAACTGATTTCAAAACCATTGAAGGAAAAACTTAAGTATGATGCTACTCAACTTAACTTCCTGAAGAAGACTACGAGAGCAAAACTTCCATTGTGATTATTAAAATTGAAAATGACACCGATTGATGTATACAAAACATACCTAGCATTCAAAAATCATTTCACAAAGCAGAGTTATAGTTACTTCAAATACTCTGGTAAGTCTAGGGCATCTGTTCAGGCATATAATAATCGTAAAGATCGTTACTTCTTTGAGCGTATGTCTCGTAAGAAGACAGATGATGAAATCAAACAGTATTTCCTAGCAAACTTTGTTGAATGTGATGACCCTGACCGACTGTGGATTGGAGAGATCATATCTGCTGGTGAGGATAACTTAAAGTCTTGGATGAAACGATCCCAGACTATGAGTTACATGTTCAAAACTGAAGTAGAAGTCTTTGTAAGTAAAGAAAACTTTCAACAACTGTTCTCTATCAAGGGACAGTCACACCCTGAGGTATTGAAAAAATATCTGCAGGGTGCTTTGTCTATTGAGACTATGGTAATCTTAGATATCATTCTAGGATACGTGAAGAACTTCGATAAGAAGTTAGAAGACCCGGTGTGGAATACCGTCAGTCTCAAAATTAAAAAGTATAAACCATTCCTAAATATTGATGTCGAGAAATACAAGTCAATTCTTAAAGAGCAAGTCGTATGAGATTTTTTGACTCCGATCAAGTTCGTGATACAATCATGGAACTTGAGTCACTACAATTAGAACTCACTAACGATCTAATGCATCTTGCAGAGTATAGTGTCGAAGAAAGAAGAGATCATCTAAAGCGACTCAAGACATTCCTTGAGAAGCAGAAGGTTTTCTTTTTTCGTATCTCTCTGTCCGATGACCCCGATGCCTTAAAAATTAAGGAGAAGGTGGTCGAAGCAGCAAAGATGTTCGGTTACTCTGAAGTTGACGGTATGGACAAGTTCTTTGACCAACTCGATCACACAATCAAAAACCTAGAAAAAACACTTGACAATTGAGGGCATCTGTCCTATAATAACTTCGTTGGGCAGCACAGTACTTAGCGTAAGACCCAACATGTAAACCAAATCCAATTTATCCTAATCTATCCTAATCAATCCTATGTCTTTCGCAAATCTTAAAAAGCAATCACGCACTGGTTCCCTTACCGACAAACTGATTAAGTCTGTCGAGAAACTCAACGAAAAAGGTAACGGTGCAGACGAGCGTATCTGGAAACCATCAGTCGATAAGACTGGTAATGGTTACGCTGTCATTCGTTTCCTTCCTGAAGCAGAAGGTAATGAACTGCCTTGGGCACGAGTCTATACCCATGCATTCCAAGGTCCTGGCGGATGGTTCATTGAAAATTCTTTGACTACTCTGGGTCAGAAGTGCCCTATCTCTGAGTACAACTCTACTCTTTGGAACAACGGCACTGACTCTGGTAAGGAGCAAGCACGTAAGCAGAAGCGTAAGTTGTCATATTACAGCAACATCTATGTTGTTAATGATCCTGCTAACCCTGAAAACGAAGGTAAAGTCTTCCTCTATAAGTATGGTAAGAAGATCCATGATAAGATCATGGAAGCAATGAAGCCTGAGTTCGATGACGAAGAACCCATCAATCCTTTCGACTTCTGGAGTGGTGCAAACTTCAAACTGAAGATCCGTAAGGTTGAAGGTTATCAGAACTATGATAAGTCTGAGTTCGACAAGCCTAGCGCATTGTTCGATGATGATGACCGTCTAGAGAAACTCTATAACAATCTCTATGACTTGAATGAGTTCCTTGATCCTAAGAACTTCAAGGACTATGCTGCACTTGAAAAGCGTCTGCAGTATGCTCTTGGACTCAAGGGCACACCTAAGATGCAGGACCGTGAAACTCAAGAGCAAGAAGCACAATGGGAGCGTGAGCGTCGTGGCGATTACACTGAACCCAGTGCTGCTGGTTCTTCTTATGAAGACATGAGTGAAGGTCGCAGTAAGTCATTCAATGACCCTGATATTACAGGTAGCAATACAGAAGAGGAAGATGACTCCCTCAACTACTTTGCTAAACTGGTCAACTCCTGACCTTTACGCCCTCCGCAAGGAGGGTTTTTTTATACCCCAGATTCTCTTGGGTTATATGTTGCCTTGGTGGTTCTGTTGATATACTGAGAAGAAGTTTCATACTTCATAATGTTTCTCATATCTGAAACGAAACCACCAACGAATTCTGGTTTTAAGATACGGATGATTCTCTTACGATCATTCTGTAGTGTTTCATATTTAAAGTTGCTAACTGGACCTGCTGCTTTGTCTGCTAATAAGATCCAAGTTCTTTTATAAGCATCATCGTAATCAGGATCTGCTTGTATAGAATCATATCTAGATTTATCTGTGGTTACAGTGCTACCATTTAATGTCACGTATGTGAAAGTATAATCTTCATCAACCTCATGACCTTTATCTAAAACAGTTCTATTAAAACTATCTCTGATTTCTCTTGTTTCATAGTGATGAGGTTCTAAAAGTGCTGTATCAGAACCATACTTTTCTAACATATAACTATAAAGATTGTTGTTACTTAATGGCCATTGATCTCTCATATTGATAATGTTATTAGTAGTCAAGATTACCCAGTCTAATTCTGGATCGTCATATACTACAGCAGCAATTGTATCAGGTCTATCTCCTTCCTTGATCATTCTGAAATCAAATGCAGTAATTGCAAAATCAATATCAGTTCTAAGTTTTGCTCTCTTGAAAATGTTCTTGACTAGAACTCTTTCATCACTTCTCTTTCTTCCTGGTAGTAAAGAGACAGCAGATATATTTGGTAACTCTCTGAAATAAGACATTAGTAACCTACCTCCGTGGGTCTAATTTGATAAAGATCTCCGTCACGTGCTGGAATATCCGTTACATCCTTAGACCTTCTATCACCAAGTATATCCATAGTATAATCAGTTGCGTATACTGGTTCGAGTTCTTTCATTTGAATTGCTATAGTGCAACTCACTGGTTGACCTTCATCGTATGCTGACCATTGACCATCTGGTGTATAGTTGACTGCTGTGCCTACAACAGCACAAGGTTTAATTCTATTTACACCCTCTATAATACTTCCACCAGTAGTGCGATACTGAAGTCTAAAGATGTTTGGTGCTCCTAGGTATAAACTTCTCTCACCTGCTTGGCTTGCCATTGTCTTTGCTGCCATTCCTTGCTTAAAGAAACGAATAATTCTCTTCACTTCTAGTGCTTCTTGTTCATCTCTTGGACTCATTCTCCAACTGAATTGGAAGTCTCTCAACGTCACTTTATTGAATAGCAATTCATTGTTACTGTTTGGAATAACACCGAAACCTCTAGAGAGAAGTGACTCAGGTGAAACATTAACACCCAACGCACCTAAGATACTAGCACCAAATTGGGTTTTCATTGCTGCCTCACCACCAGATGACTTCAACATCTTAGCAAGTGCTTGTATCAATGCGTCCCTGGATCGATCTTGTTCTCCATTAGGACCCGTGATACCTGGATTTTGACCACCAAGACCAGCTGCTGCGAGAGGAATAAGCATTCCTAGTGGACCACCACCCAAAGCAGATACAAGTCCACCACCAATTCCAGCAACTGGGTTGCTCATAACAGCAGAAGTGAGTGTTGCAGAAAGATTATTCATTGCATCATCACCCCAAGAGATATTATTGGAGTCTGTAATATTATTCGGCATAGGC